TCACTCGAACAATTTTTCCCTTTACGCCACCCCCAATTCTTTCTACATACTTCTTTCAAATCTTACTTTTTCTCGTACATAGTATCCGCCGCATTATACAGCATCTCCAAAACTGTCCCGCCGTTGGCCGATGATCCAGCGGGTATCCCGCCAACACCTGCACTTTTCCAGGTCAGTTTTCCATCCCAGCTTTGCCGTCCTGCGAACAGCGCTCTCCACAGCCCTCCAAGCATGACCAGAAGCTTCCGCCACAGGCAGATAAACTTCCTTCTGCAAGGCTCGCAACCGGTCAGGCCTGGTGCAAATCAGCGTCATACACTGCCGGAGAGTATAATAATCATTCTTTGTGCGAATGATACCCAGAGGGCGCAGCAAGTGGTCAAATTGTGTATCAGTCATTCTAACACATCCTTTCGCCCATCATGCTACGCCTTTTGTCGAAAGAAGTCGAAAACGCAAATTCAGCCCCGAGGAACCATCAGGCTCCCCGGGGCTGCTGCTATGTACTCTTACTTGATTTTTCCCTGCATCTGATCCAGCAGCTCATCTGCGTGGATGGCCTCGGGAGTAAAGCTGTTGTTCTCCCACCATGCCCAGATGGCGGCAGCGGTGGTCAGGCCAGCGGTCACCCACTGCTCCACGCTGGCGCTGTCGATGGGCAGCACCGGCTTGCCTGCTGCGCTCAGCAGCTGGTTGGCGAGGGCCAGTGCCAGCACAACAGTGCGGGCAATGGTTGCGGCGGGAATTTTCTTGTTCATCATAGGTCAGTTCCTTTCTCTTTCGTATTCATGTTCTTCCAGATCGGCAATGCGGTGGTTTGCCACTTTCAGCTGCTCCTCGATCACCGGCACCCGCTGGGCAAAGTTGTTGTGCATCCGCACCTCCCGGGTCAGCTCCTCCAGCTTGGTCTCGGTCACGGCCTGCGTCTTGCCGTTGGCAATCAGCACACCGATCAGCGTCACGCCGCCGGTGATCACAGCGGCCAGAATCGTCTCCATCGGTCTCACACCTCCATTACCGGAATACCGTATTCCTCGGCGCACTGCCGCTCAATGCGACAGCCGCGTGCGTACTCCCAGCCCGGGGCGAAAACCGCCACGTCAGCCTTAGCCAGAAACTCGATGCTGCGTGCCAGATAATCCAGCGGCTTCGCATCGGGGCCAAAGTCCTCAAAGAACGTTTCCAGAGGAACCGCATCGTCACCAAACACAGCCTTTGCCTTCCCGATCACTGCGGCACGCTCCTGCAGCACCTGCTCGTCCGATAGGCCGTTCATAGGCTGGCTGATAAAAAGCTTCTTGCTCATCACTTATGCTCCTCTCACTTTCGTCAGCCCGGCCCGCTGGATGATGGCAGCATAGCCCTTGTAAGCATGGCTCAGGTCTACCGGGCCGCTCACGCCTGGGATCTTGCCGCTGCTTGTGTACTGCCACATGCCGTGGCGGCGGGCGGGGCGCTTGCCGCGGTAGTCCGCGATCCACAGATCGTAAGCAGCGAGTGCTGCCATGTCGAGGGCGGTATCCGCGAAATTGGTGTAGGTGTACACCATTGCATACAGCCCCCACGCTTCGAGTTGGGCAGCGGCTTCGGCCACCAGGGCCGAAAGCTTTGCGGGGGCCAGGGAGCGTAGGCGGGGGCCCTCCACATCGATGGCAAGGGGCAGCTGGAACGTTTTGCCCCGGAGAGCTGTTTTGAGGGCGGCCAGCTCCTCCTCCGTCTGCCGCTGCGTGACCGCACAGGTGTAGTAATAGCCGCCCACGGGCAGGCCCAGCCGGGCACACTCGGCGTAGTTGCGGGCGAAATAGGGGTCGAGGTAGGGCTTGCCGCCCTTGCTGCCCAGCACCCGCAGCATCACGCCGTCGATTTTGCCGCTTGCCTTGACCTTGTCCCAGTCAATGCTGCCCTGCCATTTGCTCACGTCGAGAATTGTTCTGGGCATTCTGCGCCTCCTTTGCAGTATTCAAAGTGACTCCCGCATAAACTCGCCAACTCGTACCGGCATCATCATTGGGCCAAATCGTGACATGCTTTCCACTGCAGATTGGCCATGCATGGAATTGTCGAATCCCATACATTTCATCGCCGAATGTATGCGTTCCCGGTTTTGTTGTGCAGGGATGATGCGGTAGCTCGTCTATGGTCATGGTATGCACATGGTAATGCTGCGGGTCTTTCTGATATTCAGCTCTCTGTAGGGCAACAGCTTCCTGCACGATCTTGTTAAGCCCTGCATGGTCATACTCCATTTTGAAAGTTCCGCTCTCGAGCAGCTCGTCCAATGTTCCCTCCAGGGTCGTGTCACCCAGTGTGATGCGCACCTTCAGGTCATCCATTGCTCTGCGCCTCCTTACTGTGTAATTTCCTCAAAGCCGCTCTTGATAAGAATCGCCTTGACCTTCTCCTTCAGCAAGCGGGGGCAGCGCTCATACAGAGCTTTTGCCTCCTCCACGGTCTCAGCGGACATAATTTCCTGTGCCCATAACATAGCCATCATAAATACCATCCTTTCGATTTTTTGTGTGATTTTACGCATAGACAGTCTCGCTCATTTCCAGCAAGCACTGCTTCAGCATTTCGTTTTCGTTTTTCAGCGCTTCCAGCGTCTCCGGCAACTTGTCCAGTACCTCCTGCCGCTGCTGGGCTTCCCTATGGGCCTTTTCCTGTGCGGCCAGCTCTTCAGCGGTCGGCGGCTGTGGCACTTCTCCGTATTCGTACACCTCGTATTCCGCCCCGCATAACCGGATACCCCAGTAAGCTTCCCCGGGCTGTGCATTTTGGTTGTGTGCGTTCACCGCAGCCTCGATCGCGCTGTAATCTGCCGGGGTGCCGTCGGTCTCGGTCGGTACCGTGTACCCGGGGCGGATCGTTGCTTCTTCCATTTTGAACTCTCCTTTCCGGGTGCTCAGTTAATATAGTTAAGCTCCCCTAAGAACTTAAACGTTGTCACCAGCGTGTTCAGCGGCAGCACGATGCAGGGGCGCAGGCCGTGCGAGTTCTCTCTGTAGCCTGCATTGCATAAACTTCCGTCCGCATAAAACGCGTACATATAGTTGCCGTTGTGGGTTCGCTTGGAGCGTGTCCAGTATTCTTTATCTGCTTTTCGCTTGTCAGTGGCAGCAGTTGTGTAGTCGAAGTAGTCCAGCTTTGCACCCTCCTGCGCCATCAGGCCGTCCACGCCCTGCCATGTATAAACACCCATCTCAACAGCAGAAAGCAGAAAGCACTTCCTCGAAAGGCCGTTCGAGCCGGAGGAAACATTGGCCGAGCCGTAATCCGCCTGTTTCACGTAGGGCAGATGCACGGTCATCAGGCGGTTTGCCACACTGGACGTGATATTTCCGCCCGGGTAGTTGACGCACCAGTTGTCCAGTGCCCATCCTTCGTAGCCGTAGATGTAATTGTTACTGATAGAAGTAGATGCCGCAATGTTTGTTCTCCAGAGCCATGCACCGTTGGCCGTGCTGTCGTACAACCCGCCGCCCGGAACGCCCTTATGGATCAGCTTATACCAGTAGGTCTTGTTGCCGCTTGGGTCTGAGATGCCAAATTCTGTCCCCAATGCAAAAGAGCTGATGGGATTGCCGCCGTCATAGAACTTCTTGGCTACGCCGTCCACGCCGATATAGCCCTTGTGTACTGGCCTTGCGGTACCGCCCACGCCGGTGTAGATTTTGGAGACCGACTTTGCACTTCCGTCGATTCCGGTATAAATTGCCATGTTATCTCCTCCTTATACGTACACCAGCAGGATAGAACCGGTTGCAAGGCTGCTTCCCGCACCGGGGTCACTGGTTTGGGATGTGATGTTGGTGACCCCGAGCCAGCTTTTCAGCACATCCTTGGAAACATCTTTGATCTTTGTACCGTCATCCGTATAACCGGCAATGTGCGTCAGATTCGACGTATTAAGGCCGTCGCCCGCATAGCCGACTTGGATTGTTCTGGATGCGTCCTTATAGTCGGTTACGCCGGTTGCTTTTGTGGCGGTGGTTGCATTACCATCCAGCGAACCAATGAATTTGTTGGCCCTGACATTTGCAAAAGAGCCGCTTCCTCGACCGTCATTAAACCGATACTCATCAATGGTGTTGTCTCGATATCCCAAGTAGACCGTGTTGTTTTCTGGGATGCCAACAAAATTCACTTCATTCTTGTTCTCGAACTCCAATTTCGAGTGGTTATGCGCACTCGGTGGAAACGTACTCGGCTTATCCGTCACGGAATTCCAGTCCGTCTTGATGCTCTTGAACTTGTCGCCCACAGTCTTTGCATCCGCCGGTGCATCGGGCACGGACAGGGTCTTGTCCGTGCCGGCCCGTGTTCCGGCAAGCGCTGCGGCATCCTCTGCGGCTTTCTGAGCCTTTTCTGCTGCCTGACGGCTTGTAGCTGCCGCTCCCGCACTGGCAGATGCCTCCCCGGCCTTGGTGGCGGCGGTGGAAGCGCTCCCCGCAGCGGCGGTGGCCAGCCGGGTGGCAGTGTTTGCCGCAGCGGTGGCCGTCTTGGTGGAGGCCGCCACGTCGTTCAAGACTGTGGTGCGGGCCCGTGCAATGTCCTGCAAGGCGGCGGTGTGCTCCGTCTCCGTGTCCTGCAGGGCCTGCTTGGCGGCGGTCTCACTGGTCTTGGCATTCTTCTCGCTGGCGGCGGACTTGGTCTCGCTCAGGGCTGCTGCGTCCTCGCTCTTTTTCGCCGCCTCTTCACTGTTCTTTGCCTTTTCCGCACTAGCCTTGGATGCACTCTCACTCTCGGCGCTTTTCTTAGCGCTGTTCTCAGATGCCTCTGCGCTCTTTGCTGCCGCTTCCTCACTTTTCTTTGCCGCAGCAGCACTGTTTGCAGCCTTTTTGGCATTTTCCCCACTCACCCGCACGCTTTCTTCCATGCTGGCGGCAGAGTTCGCTGCTTCTTTAGCAGATTTGGCCGCTGCCTCCTCACTGGTCTTGGCCGCGTTCATGCTCTCCAGCGCCTGCTTGGCGTACTTCGTCACCTCGGCCACGAACTGCTCATAGATGCTCGGCGTAATGTTCTCGGTGGTCGTGTCGGTGTCGATGGTGTCATAGCAGGTGTACTTGCCGGGCTTGGTCATGGCAATGTAGCCGCTGTCGTTGATGGCCAGCAGCATCCAGGTGCCCTCTTTTTCCAGTGTCCAGCGCCGGTCTACCAGTGCGCTGTTGTTCTCGTCCAGGATCTGCGGGTCCGGCTTTGTGCCGCTCAGGCGCTGCACATGCAGGGTCACGGTGCAGTTCTTCCACTCTTCCGGCAGCTCAAAGCGAAGCTCGTCCACCTTGGCGCTCCGCACACCGCCCAGATACAGCGTCTCAATGTTTGCCCGGAACGTCGAACCGTTGTCCTGCAGCTTTCTGATCTTGATATCCAGTTGGCTCACAGTTTCACTCCCTTCCTGCCCCTATCCTATCACGCCCCGCCGGGTGCAACTACCCCGGACAT